CAAATAAGTGTCATCAGGTGTTGGAGCCACAACCCAGAAATTAGCATCCCAGTTTCCATAATATTTAGGGAGTCCTGATTGTGTACCAGGAGTGTTGTAATATTCTGCCATAAATGATGTATCTCTTTTTTCTAAAAAAACCTGGTTTCCTGATGAGTCTGTAAGCTGAGCATATCTAATAAATCTTAGATCAGATGGAATCGTGACATATCTGTTTCCAGATTGAAGATTTGATGTTGCATAAAATCTATTGTCATCAGAATCTACTTCTCTATAAATTTTGTTCTCAGCGTTTTTGATGATTGTGGTAAGAATAGTATCTGATAACACATTGCTATCTACTTCTGTGTAGTTTCTAATATCATCTTGTAAATTTGTTAAAGTGTATGCCATTATGGTGTTAATGTAACGGGTCCAGCGGTTACCGTTGCTCCTCCTCCTTTTTCAGTCACAGTTGGTGTTGCACCTAAAGTGAAACTATAACTGTCTGCATTAATTTTAGTTATACTATATCCTGAAGCAGATTCAAATGTTGTATATACCACTCCTCCTGGAGATCCATCTACATTTCTAAATACGACCGTATCAGAAGTTGATCTTCCGTGAGCCGGTTCTGTAACTGTAATCGTTGTAGATCCTGATGTAATATCAAATGGATTTGAGGGTAATAAATTTTGTGTTGCAGGTTCTGTTCTCGCGGGGCGAGCGTCGGGGAGACCTTGACCATCTGCAGTATGTGGTTTTGGTTCTAACTGCGGATGCTTTGGTTCAAATTCAGAGATATGTACTCTGGATCCATTCCATTCTCTAACCATCTCTTGATATGGAAATGCTTGACCACTTCTGTCAGAAATAAATTGAGCATATTTTCCTCTTGATAGATTAGACATTTGGATAATAAGTTTTAGGGGTTATGTAAGAACTTGACGAAGAACCATCTTCAGTCAATGCTCTTTGTAATTCATCTTCGTATAATAATTTTAAAACTTGAATTCTTTCCGGCGCATGTTTAATTGATAATTGATAAGCAAGACCTGCAACCATACAAGGAACAAATCTGTAAGGCACATCTGCATCATTTGTATATGCACCTGCATCTTCAATTCTTTTTGTGTAATAATAATTAATTGTATTACCAGCTTCTGATGAACCTGGTGTTAAATATAAGGTGATTGTAATTTTATCTATAAATCTTTGAACGAAATATTGAGTCGGAGTTCCTTCATCTGTTTTATTAGATAGTGATTGATATTCAGATCTTGAAATTTTTGTTAAAGGAAAATCTACAGAAGAAGAGTTTCTGTAACTTGCTTCTAAAACATCATCAACTCCATACACAGCAGTTGCATCAGAAGTTCCATCATCTGTTGATCTGTACATCGTATAAGTTGCTTGACCATCAACAAGAGTAATAGAATTATTTCTAACTTCCCAGTAATGTAAACCTCTGTTTGCCCATTCTTGAAAAAGAATGTTCAAAGATCTTCGAGCAGATTTTAATTGATAACCCGATACACCTTGAATACCTATTCTTTCATAAGCTTCTTCGGTTATATCTGCAATCGTAAAACCTTTTTCAAAAGTTGCTGTGCCTGAAGTAGTGTTAGCCATCTAACCTCCTACTTATCTAACAATATAGTAACTGAATCTATGTTTGTTAAAGCTGAAATTTTCATTCCACCAGGGAATAAAACTCCATCTTCAGGAATGTTAAATGAGAAAACATCACCGTTAGGTATATCACAATCAAATAAAGTTGTGCTGTCTGTATTATCTTGTAGAGTAATTTGACCTGCACCCGCTCCATCTGAAGCAACAATGATTCCTCTTAATCTAGTTCTGCCAGCAAATACAGCACCGGTTGCTGTTTTTCTGATCGCTTTTACATCTGATTTAAAAGACATATTTGTTCTCCTTAATTAATTAAGCTTATGATTTTATATAGAACTTTATAGAGAAGTGCAAGAACTCCTTATAAGCGTAACCGCTTTTTTAAAGAGTTATTGTCCTAGTTAGCTAGCATAAAGATGGTTTTCACCATCTAAAGCATTCCTAGGACTCTCTTGATTCTTCAAGATAGATCTGATTACAGTCTTGATCTCATCTCCTAGAACTGACATTTCGGGTGTTACCATTCCGCCATTTTCCAGAAACATCTCGTTCCACTTAGATTCGAGCTTCAGTTTCTTCGCGAACAACACCATGTTGTCTTGAGCCATCGTAAACCTCCTCATAGGTAATATAGAATTTATTGTTTCCAGTATACCTAAGTTTGTTTGGCTCCCATTTTATATCGTTTTTTCCTAGATAGTCAATGATTTCTTTATGCACTTGAGCAGTGGTAATCATAGAGCTTTCGGTCTCTAATTCAAACTTTGTTTGCCACTCTTTTGTGAAGATTTGTATTTTATATTTTCCTGTCATGGTTCGTCCTTTCTATCAAAAAGAAGGGGCCCAATCAATGGGCCCCCTCAAATTAAAAATACTATAATATCAGTTAGATATTAAGCACCTTCAACACCAAAGATACCTCTAGGGTCAGAAACTCCGAAAGAGTATCTTTCTCTAGCTTTGTATCTTACGTTGCCAGTATCAAAGTCACCTTCCATAGCAGTTTTAATTGCTGCTCTTTGGAAGTACTTCATACCATTTGGCACATCAGTAGTGATGTAGAACGCATCTGTGTCAGTTAAGAAATTGTTCACCACGTAACCTTGTGGGATCATTCCTTTTGAAACTACTGCGTTTACATCGTTGTTGTTACCACCTGTTTGACCAGCTGATTTCATTAATCTCTCCGCTGTGAATTGTAGTTCACTTGGAATGATCATTTTTAATCCTCTGGCAGCGATTTTTAAACCTCTTTCATCAGTCATTGCCGCAATATCAATTAACGACTGTTCTAATGAAGTTTCGTTTAAGTCCGCTTGAGTAGCCAACGTGTTAGCGAAAGTACCAGCAATTGTTGGGTGAGCAGTGTTAAATAAAGAAACACCGTCGCCTGAATCATAATTGTCAGTAGTTGGTAAACCTTGAATTAAAGGGTTAACCGCTTTCACTTGTTTTGTTTGTGCCATTGAACGTGCTAACGCTTTTGTATATCTAGACGCGAGTCTGTCATACAAGTTATCTTCAATAGCTTCTTCTGTGATCGAGAACGCTAAAGCCACAGTTTCGTGAGTGTATCTAGCTGTGAAAGTCTCTTGAGCATTGTCAAAAGATACGCCAGATCCCTCAGCTTTAACTTGTGCTTGAGCGAATCCTGATAACATTACTTCCTCTTCAAACGCTCTGTCTGAAGATTCTGTTGTATAAATTTCAGCATGTTGATTTTCATACTGTTTATACTCCAGGCCGAATAGGGCATTCAAACCTGGCTCTAGTTCTTTGACTAGTTGTCCTCTAGAAATGGCCATAGTAATATCCTCCTATTATATGCCTGCTGTTTGTTTAATGAAGTGTTCGTTGATTGTAACAATTAAGTTAGCATTCGCAGAACCAAGTTCATTGTTATCTGGATCATTAGAAACACCTAAAATCTTCAACTGTGCAGTTGTAGCTGAGGTTGTTCCGTTGATCTCTACTTTTGATACATAGTTTGGAGCTGCACCAGCTGCATAAACGATATCAGCGCAAGCACCGATGTCAGTTCTAGCTGGAGTTCCAGCACTTTGTATCTCGAACCTTTGGTAAGGGTCATCAGCTACGAAACCGACAATGTCAGTTGCAGTATTTGATGCCGCCAAATGGTTCGCCCATGTTGGTTTGCTTGTAGAAGCATCAGTATAGAATACACCGTTAAGTGAACCTAGTAACACATCTGTTGCCGCAGCTACAGTAATATAACCTGTAGTTGCCATTTCAACTGGATCATTTTGATAGATCGCAGCTGAACTTGCAGCGATTTGGTACTCGGATAAACCTTGAGCGTCTCTATTCTGACCAACTTTTCCGATTGCTTTCAATCCGAAAGCAGCGTCTTTGTTTGCCATAGTTTTTTACTCCTTAGTAAAGTTAGTTTATCCGGGGTTTTTGGAATCGTTAAAAAATTAACTTTTCTTGGAACCACCGAAAGTTACACGAGACTGCCTGTCAATATTGATAGGCATACTCTGATGCTGTTCCTTCATAAGATCGTTGTCTAAAGCTTCAACTTGTTCCATGCCTTGTTTAGCATAGTAGTCTTGTCTTTGCTTTGCGATCTCTTCCGGTACCCTTGTCAGCACAAGGCCACCAACTCCGATCACTCCTGCGTATTTTCCATCTTCGACAATTGGATAATCAGCGTCAGGATATTCATCTGCTCTCACAAGTTCATATCCTTGTCTTAATCTTCCTGATACGTTTTTCGTATCATTGAAGCCAAGACTTTCGGCTCTTA